GGGCGTACCTCTCTTTGTGATGTTTTTGCCTTTTATGTTTTCTTTCTTTCTTTTGAGATGCAAAACATGGCGGCCTGTGTGTTGTTAAGAAATCTATAGTTATAATTTAAAGCATGCCTTACTGTTATAGTAATTGTTATTGACTGTCAGCAACTAGTTACTATTTACAAAGTAGTGTTTTATATGATTGATAACACCCACTACAAACAAGTGTATCAACCTCAAAGTCTGTGTTTTTATTGTAATATTTAAACGAATTCTCTTATTACACTTACTTGTGGGATCGTGAGCACAAGCAAGGATGTTTATTCCTTGATAGGTTTATTTACAAATATTAATTATAAATATTAATTAATTAGCTATATATATAGAAAAATTTAATTATGTAACTAATTACCTAGTCCACGTCTTGTTTAGAATTTTTAAGGTTATTTATATATTTTTCCCTGTCATTATCTTTGTGATTTATGGATCTTTTTCCAATGTACTGTGTGTTTTGTACAAACTTATTCAATTTTTCCTTCTTTTCCACTTGTTTTTGTTTATTTAATTTTTCATCATTGTATTCATCATCACTTGAATTTTCCAATAAAAATGGGTATTGTGTATATTCTTGTTTTATCTCTTTTAAATCTTCATCCTCACTTTCAAAATCATCTGGGTCTATTACAATTTGTATGGTGTTATTTTCTTTTTCATCCTCTTTAAATATTTGTTTAAGTGATTCATTGAAGTTTTTGGGCTTTTCAGCTAGTTTGGGTACTGATATCTTGAATCTATTTGCAGTGATGGCCAAATCCTTGAATTTAACTATTTTAGGTTCAATTATTTTATTGCCATTTTTCTTTTGCTGATTCATATAATTATACATAGGTATCATATTGATTTGGTACTTCTTGACGGCTTCTTTGACACATTGCTGTGAATTAGGGTTTGTGTACAATGTTAATTGATTTATGCTTTTAATGTTATTAACCATGACTTTATCATAATTTACAATACTTTGAACTTGTATCGTGTTATCTCGCATTTTTAGGAATGTAATATCTTGAACTGTTGTGGTATTACTTTTAACTATCTTTGACATTAGCTTAGCATCAACAAGGATTTTACGAATTATGTTTGCTTTAAGCATGAGGTTCACATCCAAATCAGTATAACCGTGGGCGAGTTCATCATCAAGATCGATGAGTAAATCAAATAGTTTATTTTGTATGGATTTCTTTACTTTACTAATGTGTTTGTTGGTGTTGTTGATTAAAACTTGCATAATTTTTATTTTTAGGGGTTTTTGTGAGGAACCCCCAAACCTTGGAATTCTCTATCATATTTTATGTTATTTGAATTAAGGTTGGGGGTTCTCAATCTTTGATGACTTGTAAATTGAATGAATTTTTAGCTTGTTGCAACACATAAGGAGTTACAGATTGTGCTCCCTTAAATGCCATTGTTGCCATAACAGATGTTGATACAGGAGTAAACTCAAAAATAGAAAATGCTTGAGCTGTATATGATTGCTTCAAAGTTACAGGATCAAACCTTCCTATATATTTTACATTTACCCCCTGTGGATTAAAATTGTCAGGTATTCCACCAACAGGTAATACTGAGTATGTAGTGGTTCTTCCAGTCTGCATTCCCATGTATTCATGACATTGTTGAAATATTGTATTACCATCAATGACACCATATTCATTTATCAGTGCAACTTGATTTGCAGTATATAAATACTTAGTTGGTTCATTGTCATACCTTGTTGCCATCAATTCAGTATTTATAGTGCAAACTTTGTCATTATAATTTATATCCACTGTATCACATGCTAACACTGGTTGGCCTTCATTTCGACACACTCGATATATTGTGAAACAACCTCCTTTTTGTGAATTAGTTGTCGTATTACTAATTTTTAAACTTGCTGATACTAACCTATAATTGCCTACTGTATCCACAGTTGATCCAGGATGATATAATTGTGAGTTACCAGTATATGTAATAAAATTACATGCTATGTTAGCTGATCTATTGAGGCTTGATATATCTACTTTAAAGTCCAAACTTATGTAAGGGAAATAATAAGGAAACCACATAAATCCACTGGTTACATCAGGATCTAATGTAAACTGATAACAACTATAAATAGCTATCCTTACTATCATATTTGGTGTTTTATAGAAACTATAATATTTACCCATTTTATACATCTGCATTGCATTATACAGCCTATCATACCTTATATCCTTAGCTATATTAGGGTTATTGGTATTTTTCCTCTGTTCACTATTAACACCCATTTTTGGTGCTCCTGATAATGATGTTGCTTTAACTAAATTTGTTATTTCCCTTATTTTCCTTGCTAGATTCTTGTATTGCTGTGAGTTAATGTAATTGCTTATAGCATCCCTCTGACTAGATTGTACATTTCTATTGTTAGCCATACCATTATTGTAATAGGTCCTTTGATATCTACGTCTTATGTTCAAATTATTTCTTGCTAAATTGGTTTTGTATTTTGACTTTCTACCTCTTATATTGTTATTGAGTCGGTTGCGATTATTGTTACGACTGTTAGGGTTAAAGCTGCTATTATTAATTGATTGCATAATAATATAATAATTGTTAGAGTAATTTTATTTTTAGGGTGAATACATCTTGAATTAATTTGTTAGCCTCCGATTGAGAAATGATATCATTATCTTTAAGTATAAAATCACTATCAAACTCATTGTTGATTTGTTCATTCACAAACTCCTGTTCTTCCTGTGTTAACTCATCATCTATAGTATGTGATTGTGTTATTCTTTTAATTGTATCCCAATAATTATCATCTATCCTGTAAAAGTTTTCATTTGGTGTTATATCGTAAAATTTGATGTAATTTCCAAATATTATATCTTCGGGTTCTATGTGCATTCTAATCAATTTTTCTTGAGAATCTTGATGCAAATATGTTTTGACTCGTGGCAATAATTGACGCTTTGTAATGATCTGTTGATAAACTGATTTTAGTTGTTTTGCATGTGCAGCAGCCATATTGTGAAATATGGTAATTCCTTTATAGTTTATTAAATAGGACAGCATTAAATCAAAGTGATATTGTAGCTGCTGTTGCAAGTTATATTTTTTGTATTTAATACTATATTTACCTAAAGTATATAATTTAGCTGGATCTCTAGTCAAGTAAACATCCCCATTTAAATTTTTGTACCAGGATCGCAATGAACAAAATTTGAAACTATTAAGTCCACCAATATCTAAAAATTTACATATTTGTCCTATACCATATTGTCTGTTATCAGGATTCAGTGATTTGTCATTTTTAAGAAAATATTTATAATATAAATTATCAATAATTTCATCTTTTACATATGGTTTATATAACACTGAAAAATCATCCCCTTTACTGAACACTACATAATCCTTGCCATAAACTAATCCTGCTTTGTCATTTACATATCTGTTATACATAGCCATTCTAATAGTATTGCAAAGTGTTGTATCACAATCACCAGAGAATACTGATCCAAGTGTGTAATATGTTATGAAAGTTGTTAGTTTTTTCCTTTTAGTTTGATATTTAACATTCATCTTCTTATAGTAGGCCTGTGAAATTCTAATAAATTCATCCCTAGGTATATGATATACTTTGTCTGCAATTCTTTGATATATATAACGATCAATACTCTTTAAGTAGATATCTTGTGTATTATCAAAAGCTGATCCATCTCCTTCAACCACCTTTGTAAAGCCTTGTTTTCTATAATTATTAATAAGATCTTGCATTTGTGTTAAATTCTTATTTCCACAATACCCTCTTAAATACTTAGAGCATATTTCTTCCAATTTCCAAGTTATTGGACCCATTGCGTATTTATATTTTTGAGGAATAGAACAAAC